CTTTTCCTTGGCAAAAGGGCCACCAGGAGTGCCAGGTTCGTAGTTTTTATTAATAAATTGGTAAATATCTTCCAATGAATTAATTGGTATTTGACCTGTTTTCTGTGGGTCGTTACGAGCAATTTCTTCGTCTACTGCGCTAAGAATTGGTGCTAATTTACGCTTAACAGTAGGTGTTTGTTGGTCAATGTAGGTCTTTAAAGGTGCATAAGCCAATGGTTGTTGGGTTTCACCAGCTTCTCTTGCGGCTGTGTAAGCGGTATTAATCTGTTGTTTAGCTCTATTTGCAGCGTTTACAAGCGCCTTATCTACAATACGGCCAGTTTCCCTTAGTCCAAAGGTTTCTTTACCTGTAGCATCAACATACGCATCAAAGTTTTGCAAAATAGTGTCATTGCGCTTGGCTTGAGCTTCAATTAAGGGTTTACCTAACTCTGGAAAATTCTTAGGAGTCTCAATTTCAAACCTTTGCTCACCTAAGTCTTTTAATGCTTGACCTTTACTGACATTACCTGGCACTCGTAATTGAGCAGCCATTTGGACTCTATTTACTGCTTCTGGCACTTCAGCAGCACCTACCCCTGACATAGTAGGTTGAGGCTGTCTGCGGAGTGCTTGTGCCATGCTAGGCATGGTTTCTTGTACTGTTTGTGCGGCTTGTCTTACCTGTGTAGGCGCACCACCTGCTGCTCTTGCATAGCTTGGAAGCATACCAACACCAGGCATAACAGGGGGTAATTTAGATGCCTCAAACGCACTTCCCATGCCTTGCAATATGTCTTGGCTTACAGGGCTAGTAGGTTGATACATATTGCGTTGTGCCATAGCTGTTGGGCCTTCACCTGTAACCATAGCAGATACAGCACTTGGTACAGTTAAAGCTGCGCCTGACAACATAGTTGCTGGTACTTCATATATAGCTTTTAATTTGTCCATCATAGTGCGTGGTGGTTCTTGCACTACAGGTGGATTAGGTACTTCACCGGCTACCGTAGGTACATCACTTGTAATAATATTACCCCGTGTATCAGGAATTTTAAATGAGTTGTAACGAGCCAATAAGTCAGCTTGCGTTATTGTGTCGGGTACATTCTTAACAAGCGTACCATCTGGCATCCGTACATCCATATTATCTTCCTGTAGGTAACTGGTTAAAGTCGACTACATTGCCACCACCTTGGGTTTGGCCTGTAATTTGGTTGATTTGTCGTACACCACTTGGCCCAGCCTGTGCTTTAAGTGCTTCAATAGCCAATTTACGAGCTTCTTGTTTTTGTTGAATAACTTTTTCAGTATCGCCTGCTTGTGGGAAATATTTGCGTTCTTCGTTTTTGTACTCGTCAACACCGATAGCTGCGCCTGATTCCTTACGCAATACGGCACTTACAAAGTTTCTACGAGCCTGTTCTGTCTGTTGTTGTTCTGCACTTGGGCCACCTGCTACAGATGGTAAGACATTGAATGTAGACCTTACGCCTTGTTCTAACTGTTCACCAACAAACGGTGTCATACCAGCAATACCGCCTACAGCAGTACGAATTGCACCAGTATTCCTTACCCCTTGTTTTTCTAAGTCAGTAGCAATACGGTTAGCTTCAATGGCTCTTGCACCAAAAGCGACTGAATTACCTTGTGCTTCTGTCAAAGGTTTGCCACCACCCATTAGAGGTTGACCGCCTGCACCCATAACTGGTCTAGCTTGACCTGTACGAGTATCTACTAAGAAAGTGCCATCGTCACGCTCAACTACTTGTCCAGCAGTAGGCATTTGTGACTTAGGAATACGCTGTAAAACTACGGTTGGGTTAGCCGGGTCACGCAATTCAATAGCCGTACCAGTATCTATTTGCAATGGCGCACGGGGTTTTCCAGCACCAGTAAATACAGGTTTCATTGTGACTGGGTCAATTAATGTATCTTCTATGCCTACTTTTATTGGGCCTTCTGTCAGTTTTCTTAATCCAGCAGCCTGTAATGTAGGATTATATGCACTTGCAGCAAAGTCATAAGCACCTTGTACATTAGGTGCGCCCCGTACCATTTCTTGAGGAATAGCTTGACCAGTTTGGGTTGGCCCTGCTTGTTCAGGTGCAAGTTCTTCTTTGCCTTGCATAAGGTTACGGAATTCTTTAATTTCATCGCTGTAGCGTTGGCGCAATTGAGCAGCTAAATCTAAGGCTTGTTTATCGCCTTTTTCAGCCATGCCTTTACCAACATACATTTGCGCTAATGGCAGTATGTTTTGAAAGAAACTAGGTGCAACATACCGACCACTAACCATTTGACCTTGTGGCATTTGCATACCTTGTTGCATTAACAACTGCGCCATTTGTTGTTGGCGGTTTAATTGTTGTTGCTGACCTAAAATTTCGGGTGGTAAATTGCTACCGCCTAAATTGATTGTTTGTGCCATATCAATAACCTGCCTGTTGGTATGCTGGGTCTGTGTAATTAGGCATAGGTTGACTGTAATCCGTTACAGGCGCAGGTTTGGTTGGGTCTTGTTTACGCAACAAAGAAGCCATCATCATTGGATTCATGCCACCACCTTGACCAACTCGCCCAGCAGCTTGTGTTAGTCCTTGCCCTTGTTGCATAGCGGCATTTTGACTAGCTTGTTGCGCTGCAATGTTTTGAAATACAGGACTTAAACCGCCAATATCTTGCATTTGGGGTGTTGAATTACCCATTTGGGTCATAGCTAAATAATAGGGGTCGTAGTTCATATTAATAGTCCGTAATTAACCATTTTGTAGCCATCTGCATTGGTAATAACTGCTTCAGGTTTAACCATCTCAACTTCTTGAGCCATTACGCCAATGTGTACGCCATGCCCTGCAATGTCTTTAAATTCAGGTTTGTATTCAAACTGATAGAAAGGTAATCCATTAGGTAAAGAACCCATAGGAATGATGTTTTCTTTCATGCGGATGTCAGAAGCCATAATGCCTGCTCCTGCAAGACCCATCAAACCTTGGTTAAAGTTCTGTTGGGCAGCTTGTTTTTGGTTAAAGTCACCCATCTGAGCGTTATAACCCATCTGTGCCGCACCTAAAATGTCCGCGCCACTTGTTGTAGCTTGCTGGGCAGAGTTCACAAACGATGGGTTTTGAACCTGTGAACCACTACGCAATGCACTTAAAGTATTAAGCGGCATATTGTATTTGGTCATTTCTTGGTTAAATGCTTGCTGATTTGCTTGTGAACCAACACCAAAACCTTGTGTAGTAGCACCCAAAAGAAGGTCATTTTCACGCTGTGCTTGTTGGCGCATAGCATTTTCATAGGCTTGTGTACCAGGCGCAATACCTTGATTTGCTAATCTTGCTTGCGTTGCTTCACGATTTTGCTCTAATTGGGGAGCAAGTCGTTGCATATACGCATCTTGATAGGACTGGCCTGGGTCAAACCCTGTAGATGGTAGGTTAGGGTTAAATTCTTGACCCATTGTGCTTTGAACACGACCTAAAGCAGCGTTAATCGTGCCGCCAAGACCTAAACTTGCAGCGTTTTGGTTGTTTAGAAGTTGTTGTCCAACATCAGACAGGCTTGTAGTAGCAGTCCAAGTAGGGTTACCGTATGGGTCTTCACCTGAAATGGTGTAGTCAAGGTTTCCATAAGGAGTAACTTGATTAACACGGTTTGCAGCAGTAGCCGCTCTTGCCGCATCTAAATTACCTTGTGCAGTTTCTTGTGCAGCTGCCGCATAATTTGGTGCTGCTGGCGCACTTGGCGCTGGGCCTAACCCTAAAAATCCACCACCACCCATGTCATTCTCCTCTTGCTGTTCTTAAAGAGCATTTGATGTCGAGCCATCGACAATCTTCACGCCTCATAGCCATAATCACTAAATCACCATCCATGTGAGCATCAGGGATTTCGGCTACCACTTTAAAACCAAGGTGTCGGTTCAATCTTAGGGCATCTTCATTACTGCCACAAATTTGTCCTAGTATAACCTCAACACCTAGTTTATTAAAGGGATAATCGAAAGCCGCCCACAATAAATCACGACTCATCCAATTTACTTCATCTACTGCCGCAATGTGCATTTGGCACGCTTTTGGCATAAAACTGCAATAACCTACTACTGCTACTAAATTACCGTCTATTTCCTGACCAATACATACTGTTTCGGTTGGCAAGGGGTGGTTCATCATTCTGACTAGCCAATCCCCCATGTACTGTTGATTTTCTGTAGTAACAGTTCTCAAATTACGCCACCACGCTCCATTATGTAATCGGTTGAAACCCAATGCAATTCAATGTTTCTAGCTGCCACATTCAAGTTAATAGAGCCTGTAAAGCCTATGCCTGTGACTCCCTGCCATACTTTAGTCGTAGTTAAACCACCAACCCAAGTGGCATTGTCCCATTCTGAGATATCCCAAACACCTTCACTATTAGCAGCCGGATTGAAAGAAACCTGTCCAAGATTGATTTCAGTATTAAAGTCAGTACTTAAACCGCAAAACACATTAGGTACACCGCCTGACGATTGCAGGGTAGGGCGAACCATTGTGAACCGTTTTAACTGACCAGGCGATTCAAAGTAAGAATAAGCCTGTTGCGCTGCAGCAGTAATGTTATTACCGTCATCAGAGTCTATATGGTAAAAGTCTCCAATAATGCCGTTTCCACCAAAGTGAATGTCTGCATCACCTGATACTTCCCAACAATAAGCACTAACACCAGTAAATCGACCCCAAGACTTCGTAATACTGTGCATTACATACTGTTCTATCCCTGTATCAAGAGGAATATTCAGAATTAACATATTTTCAGATGCAAAGAAGTTAATCTGCCAACCAAAGTTAGCGTAATACTGACTTACCGCTTGGTTTACTGCGTAATAAATCTTATCTGTAAGGTTAATTCTAGGGTCTAAACGACTAGATTGCAGGGCAGAAGCGAGAGGTACTAAACCGTCTTGGGTTAGTAAAAGAAGGTCTCCTGACCATTTAAAGAAACACCTACGACTAAAGGTTTGACCTAGTTGCCATACCCCTTTTAATGCCCAAGTGTCTGCATTGTCTGGGTCAGTACCGTTATAAACAATAACTTCACCCATAGAGGTGACAAATACTGCGTAATCGTCTGCACCTTGACCTGCATCAAGTGTCCAAGTACCCATGGCTTGCAGATAACCGCCATTTCGAGCAATTCCACCAAAATATAGAGGGGAAGCAGGGCCACCAATGGCATCTACATCTAAATACCAACAGGCTAAAGTGTCTTTTTGGGTGAAATACAGGCGGTTTTTAAACAAATTGACATTAACAAATGTATTTGAATTAACACCTGTAATGCCAATAACTGTAAAAGAACCCACTACAGAAGCATCTGCGGCAGGTGCGGTAGCCATTACATAAGTAAAGGTTGAAGCGCCTGTTACATCAATTACATAAGTACCGTTGTAATTGGATTCAGTAGCACCAGAGATGGTGACTCTGTTCTTATCTACCAATCCATGCGGTGCAGCAGTAGTTACAGTAGCAGTCAGGTTACCTGTACCGCCCCGTGTAATGGTGCTAATTGTCTGTGCGGTGCTTGTTGTAGCTACAAAAAACCAGCTTGTGCCGTCATAAATGGTTACTGGGTCTACCCCGTTACAGGTTACTAAGAAATGACCTGCAGTATTAGTTAGATTGACCGATTGCAATTTATCGCTAGTTAAACCCGTAAATACAGGTAATGCAGGATTTTGTTTAGACTCATAAATCGTATCGCCAGCCACCGCAAACAGTTTGTATGACACCGTTTCTGTGTAATTCATCAAGGTGTTTACAGGTGTAAATGCTTGATTCTTATATGTTCCTACTACTGTAGCGTTACCAGAAGGTATGGTAAGCATACGATAAGTAAATGTAGTGGTGCTTAATACGGTAATCTTAAATACACCGCTATAGTCTGCAGGGGTTGTGCCGGTAATAGATACATAAACACCTGTGGATAACCCATGAGCAGCCGCAGTAGTTAATGTAGCAAGAGTTCCAACATGGGTAATACTAGAGATAGTTTGGACACCTGTTGAAGTTGTCAGGATTGACCCTGCAATATACCCTCTACGCATGGTTACATCAGTAGGGGTAGGAAACCAATTCACTAGCTGTACGGCATCCGTTGGGGCCATAGCTGCCAATGAGTCTCTAGCGTTCCACCCACCAATAGGAGAAGGAATAGATGCGGTTTGAGCAGTATTTTGCTTTGCTTGACCGAATATCATGTGCCATACCCAGTATCAGGAATGTTAGCGTAACCAATAAGGACTTTAGCTGGATATGGTGCAAAGGACAGGTTAGCAGCACCCTTGTCAATCGCTTTAGCAACGGACAAATAACGCTGATATTCTTGAATTAACGCAGTTGTATCAAAACCTTTAATTGCCCAATATTTGACCTTAGTACCCAAAACAATGATGCGGTCATCTAAAATTGAGGTATCAGAATCTTGCGTAAAACTATTCTTTATAACCCCGTCAGCACCCCTAGCAAACCCTTTTGACCGATATTCCCATCCCAAATACTCTTGGGTATTCATTGGTGGCCATACTTGAAACTGGTTGTCTAAGATTCTCCAGCGGATTCTAGGGCCTGTAGAAATGTAACCAGACTTGAGCCATTGCCATTGCTGTGCATCTTCAGGGCCTAAAGCTTCCCATCTTTTGGTCTTATCCCACGCAGTTCTATTGGTGATATTCAAGAAATCAGGGGGTAAATCGTAAGCTGTTTGGGCTAATACAATAGCGCCTGTACCTGTACCTGAAGCCTGTTGACTTATGGTAACTGTTTGTCCATTTACCGTTACCACATTGGTATCTTGGTTAATGTTATTGCCTGTAACCTGCCATTGTTTGGTTACTGCGCTTATGTCTACACCTGACTCCACAACCATTGTTGTAGAACCATTTACGGTTGTTGCATTGCAGTTAATAGCCTGAGTATAGAAACGATATTGAACCTGTAAGGCTTGCCAGTCGTATTCTTTAATAAGGTCATAGCCTTGACCATTCATCAGCGCCAATACTTGTTGGACATCCTGAGATGGGTTACCGGCAACATAGGTTGGGACTGCAAGGTTAAGTTCGGCTGTGACTTGCTGAACCATTTGCAACATAGTAGATGACATATATATCCTTTTACTTGGTTTCCCCAAGTAGTTGGGTATTTGTACTGATTATAAACAAAAAAAGGGGAAATATCCCCCTTTTCTTTATTCTACTTCTTCTGTTTGTTTCGGTTTACGACCTTTGGGTTTTTTCTCTGCCATCATTGCCATCAGAGCATCAATTTGCTCTTGTTGTTTAGCTAGTTTGGCATCAGCTTCCATCTTAATTGCAGCGTTTTCTTGCCGCAATTTGGACAGTTCTTCTTCCCGTTGGTTGGTCTCGCCTACTTGGTCTGCCAGGTTTAAAAATGCCTTGGCTTTATCCCTAAACGAGTAAGGATTCATGCCTGCAATCATCCCAATCTTTTGAATTTGTAGGTCTGAAGCATTGGCTACGGATTCTACCGTATTGAACTTTATTCCTTTTAATTCATCGGCTTGCGAGCGACTAATGATTGTCCATTCCTCAATCGGAGTGCCAACAATCTGTTCATGGCCTGCATTTTGATTCTGATAATGCGCCCATTGACGGGGGAAACGAGACTTGTGTGATTCTTGAGCGTAGGTGTCAATTTCGGTTAAGGAATCGCCTGGTACGCAAATACGGACAAAATCAAACTCTTTAAATATGGGTCTACCTGCAGCCATAGACTCATCATCTTGTTTCATTGAGCGTTTGTAGAAAGTTACTGCTAGGCGGCTGTCTGCGCCCATATCATCGGATGGTAATGCCATCTTTAATTCTCCTAAGTAGTTAGGGTTATAAAAAGAAAAAGGGAAACCCCTTTTGAGGGTCTCCCTATGGTACTACAAGTTACTGATTAAACAGATGCTTTACCAAACCAACCATAGTCACCTGAAACCATTGAAACTGCTGGGGAGATGTAAGCTCCACCAGTAGCGGCAACAGTAAAGGCTGTTGTGTTGATGTTGCAAACAGTCGTGCTTGGAGCAATAGTAGCAGCAGCTACAGCCCAAACATAACGCAAACCATCAGCGGCAAAGGTTTGTGTGCCGAGTGGGCCAAAGTCTACTGGCTCACCGTAAGCGGCAATATCAGCTGCAGATTGGATGCTGTTTAAATCAATGCCAGCGATGGGAAGTGTTGAATATGACATGATAATTTCCTTAAATTAATTGAGTGGACAAGATTAAACAGGGGTTTCCCCCTATTTATTAGGTTGTCAACAAGCCTTGCAAGAAGCGGTTGCTGGTTGTGAGATTGCCGGCCCAGCCATACAATTTCACGATAGCATCTTGGTTAATTGACTGGCGCTCACCACCGATAGGTACAAAGTTACGCTCTTTGTGTGGACGGAAGAAAATGTAGTTGGTGTTGAGCATATACATATAAGTAGCTGTCTGCTGGTCACCATAACCACCACCAAGTACCACATCAGCAGATGTACCACCACCGTAGAACTTCAAGGAAGCGAAACCAGAAGCGCCTGATTCCTCAGAAGCGATACGCTGGATAGCTTGCAAGCTGTTTACATAGAGTTGATACATTGTGTTACCAGCAACAATCAAGTCAGCCTTGTCAGTACCACGAATCTGCTTGATAGCAGCTTCAGTCATCTTAGCAAGGATGTTGGTTGTAGCAGGAGTT